GCAATGAACCTAATTGTCCACGTGGCCATTTAATTCTAAACTCTGTGTTCTCTTCTAAATCTTTTTCCATTAATTGCATACGAGTGTCAGCTATGTTTAATCTTTCTACAATCTGAAAGTAGCCCATGGTGCCAAGGGCGACGATTATAATCAGAGAAGCAACCGTCTTCATTGGCATTTGAACAGCTGCTTCTTCTGATATATTTAATGGTTTCTTATTCATTTCTTGTCATTTTTTTGCCAACTAAAAAGCCAGTTTACATACCAATCTAGCCAGCTTTTTATCTTAGCTTTAATTTTCTTAATCATTTTTCTTCTCCTCCATCTCGTAAAAGAAATTGTCAGTGTCTTCTGTTCGCCACTGTTGTGTATCTTCTACGTTCCAATAATTTGTTTGCACTTTCCAATCAGGTGTTTTGTCCTTAACTGTGAAAGATGGTATATCCCAAATCAACCTATTGTTTGGCTGGGCAGCATAGTTACCGTCGTTTAACGCTAACACATGAGCGCACTTATGTTCGTGCGGGATCTCAGAATGATCAGTGTCTAGTATATTAGGTTCTGGGTGTGCAAAGTCAACAGTAAATAAATAACGACCCCAGTGCCATTTTTTATCCTTACCAATGTATTTACCAGATTGTGATTCTAAAATATCCCAAGAAGTAATAGCAGGATAATAACTAAAAGAGTTCCAAAGCTGAAGTTCATCAAGTCTTCGTATGGGTACATTTTCTGGTTTAAAGCCCCTTTGAATAAAAGCTGTAATAGGTAATCTATAGAAGACCGCACCATTTTCCATAATAGCGTGAAACAATAATGCACGCCCTGTAATACAAGTAACACCAAAGATAATACAGTCTTCAACTTCTCCATGATGTTTTTTAAGATCATAGAGATATTCTCTCCTGATCTGTGCATACTCTACGGGGATGTTTGCATTTAAATAAGCCATAGTTTAATCTCATTTTATTGTACCCCAATTAGGCCCAGATTCATAGTCTACCTTATTGGGAACTTCTAAATCTACTGCTGATTCCATTATCTCTCTTATCTTATCAGCGTTGTTATCTACAGATATATCAAGCTCATCATGTACTTGTATATGTGGTGTAATACCCTCTTTATGTAGTTCTATCATTGCTTTCTTAGTCATGTCCGCTGCTGAACCTTGTATTAATCTATTCAAAGCTTTGTAAGTAAAAGCTCTTCTAATCCCTGGTCCGTGTTCCGCGAGCGCTGCATCGTGTGGCAAGGGTTTATGAATACCGAACTGATTAGGCTCCCACAAATGAAACCTACACAATCTACCAAGAAGAGTTCTTATTTTACCTCTACCTTGTGCACGTTGCATAACATTGTCCATTAATTGTTTTACGAATGGTACGCGTGAGTGATATTGTTTAAATAAACTCTCGGCTTTTTCTTTACTAACTCCAAGTTCTGCTTGTAGTTTGTTTTTACCCATACCATAGAACAAACCAAGATTTATAGTCTTTGCCTGTTCTCTTGGTATCTCTGCCATCTCAGCTACAATCTGGTGAAAGTCTACATCCGTATCTTGATATGCATCTAATACATCTCCTACTCCATAAAGATTCTGTAACGCTGCATAATGCACAACAAGACGTGGTTCTTGCTGTGAGTAATCAAATACTCCCCATTGACATCCTTCTTCAGGTATAAATAAACTTCTAATCATTGGTCCAAGTTCCTTGTTACGTGCTGGTATCTGCTGTAGGTTTGGATTATTATAACTGAATCTACCAGTTACTGTACCACCTTGATCGGATCTAAGTTGGTTTATCTCTGCATGTATTCGTCCTTTATGTTCATGTTTTAATATGGTATCAATAAATGTAGTATGAGCTTTATTTATTTCACGAGCTCTAGCAATATGTTTAACTATTGGATGAGGATGATTCTTTAAAAAGTTTTTAGTAAATGATGGAGAGTTTGTTTTTTCAGTTCGGTCAAAAGGTAGGCGAAGTTTTTCAAAAACTTTCGCAATCGATCGAGCAGCCCATATTTGGATATCTATTGATGTTTCTTTTTTTACTTTTTGTAGGCATTCTTTTTCTTCTGTTAGTAGTTTCTGTTTTAATCGATTCGCTGCTTCAATATCTACTCGAACGCCTAAAAATCGCATATCAACGAGGCAAGGAAAAAGTTCAGTCTCTAAATCAAAAATAGATTCTATATCTTGATGCTGTATCTCCTGTTTCATTTGTTGCCATAGTTCAAGAGTTATCTCTGCATCTCTTTCAGCATACTCACCTACATACATAGCAGGTAATTTATACATCTCAGACTTAGCATCTACACCCCAAAGAGCTGCTGTTTCGTTCAATACAGCCTCGTTTTTGCCCTTTCCAAGGTAATCCCGACCCATAGAGCCTAAATCGTAACGAAAGCGATTCTCGTCCACGAGAGAGCCAGCAATCATGGTATCTACTATGGTTCCATTAATTTTGAGACCTGCAGCACGTATAAAACATACGTCATACATAGCGTTGTGAAATATCTTTGTAGAGGGGTAGTTTAGAATAGTTCTAAAGTAATCCATAACTTTTTTCTTATCTAGATTACCACCACCTTCGTGAGCTATTGGATAATATCCAGACCATCCTTCAACAGCCAAAGCTATGCCAACTATTTCTGATCTACCTGTGATAGAACCAGATCCCATAGTTTTTAGATCAGGATCTTTTGTTTCTAAGTCTATTGATATCTCATCGTATTTAGATAGATCAGGAAAAGATTCTGGTGGCACCCATTCTGTTTGTGGTTTAAATATTGGTTTTAGTGTCATCTTTATCAACCTTTTCTATGTTGGTTAGTTTTTCTATATCTTCGTAAGGAACCATTGTTATTTTATCTTGCCTACCATCTCTTTGATAAACTTGATAAACACCTTTTCCTTTTTCATAACCTTTCTCCTTTAATCTATTTACTACATGATTTAATAACTCTTGTCTATCAACTATCAACCAATACTTGTTTCTTTCAAAAACAATGTAATCAGCTTTGCCTTTTACCCAACCAGGTTCACCTCTAACATTTGTTCCTTCAACCCACGCAATATCATCTTGAAAATTATTATCCCATCTGTTTTTCTTCTTCATTCCTTTGACATCAAATCTATAAGTTTTGTTTTTAAATACTCCTTTGACATCCCAATGCTCTTTCATGTTTTCATAGTCATTTGCCCATATTGGATCAATTAAATTTTTTGCAAATTTTTCTTCTGACATCTTTGCTTGTTTTCTGTATTCTTCCCAACTCATGAGTAGTCCCTCTCTAATATCATCTTTAAATAATGTATTGCTTTTTCTATGTCTTGTTGTTTACCTTTTACAGAGTGCCTGCAAATATATTTTATGGCGTTGCCCTCCGCGAATAAAAGTTTATTTTCATTAATAAACTCTGCTGGTTGTATGCGAAAATTTTTATAGTGTTTGCCGCCTACCTGCTCCTCTAATGAAGAATATGTTGTTCCTTTGAACATATCTTTGTCTGTCATATACTGTATCCTTTGTATTCTTGTTTTGGTGATATAATGTGTAGATGTTCCTTGGTCCGTGTTGCACCGACGTAGAACAATCTATTCTCATCATCTGGGTTTTTTTCATATCCCTTCATTGTGTTTTCACTAAGATCAGTTAACAACACAACATTTTGTGATTCACCACCCTTTGCACCATGTATGGTAGACAAAGTTATTCGTGGTGGTTCGTTTAGTTTCTCTCCGTTCTTTCTCATCTTTCTTAGATAGTTTACATCCCTGCTTGGTGCATCATCAAATGCCTCAAACCAAGGACTATCTGTTTTCAAACCATAAGATTGTTTTAGTGTATCCATGTCATAGGAACCATCTTTCAACATACCTTTTAGTTTAGATTTATCTGTATTATCTTTCATGTACCCGTAAACTCTTTCAACTTCTTTGTATGCAAGAAGTTGACCTTTACGCAGATTCTCCCAATCCTGTGCAGCATAATGTAGTTCTTGTTCTTTTGTTTTTTTAAATTTATTTCTGTAGTACAAACCATTTCTGTACAGTGTGTCTTCTAGCTCGTTCAACATGTATTTAGTTCTGGCCATAACTAACCACTCACCTGAAGTCATATCTAATTGTTCAAAGTCATCATACCTAGATAGTGCCCCTTGATGTGTCTTTGGTTTCCAAGACTTATCTATTCTGTTTCTAACTTTGTTTATTACATTCATTGCAACATTGTGCACCATGGCTGGTATTCTATGTGATTGTGTAAGTGGCAGCATTAAACCTTTTTGTGCTATGAAAGAATCTACATCTGCACCTGCCCATCTAAATATTGCTTGGTCATCATCCCCTGCAATAAAAGAATCTGTTGTTTTATTCCAAATACTTTTTGCCATGTCCCACTGCATTAGTGATAGATCTTGTGCTTCATCTATAAATACTACATCAAATTTTGGTGACTTATCTGATTTGATAAAGTGTAATATCATGTCGTTAAAATCTATTAGACTGTATTCTTTTTTGTATCGTTCTATTTCGTTAGCAATAATAGTTAGCTTATCTCTTTCAAGATCACTGTTGTGTTCTGCTAAATCAAACTGTTGTTCTGGTGTAATATTTCGTAACTTTGCTAGATTTATTATTCGTAAGTATTCACTATCAGATGTAAAGATACCGTTGTGATCATCCTCAAACCTAGCATAGTTAACAGGAAAACCTAGTTTGTTTCCAAGATCAACATAGTGTCTGCGTTGCATCACATCCTCTTTTTTTACACCAAGTTTTCTAAATGCTAGTGAGTGTAGTGTTCTAAAATATGGTAGGTCGTCCTCTGTAAGATTAAATTTTTTTATAGCTCTGTCTCTTGCTTCGTATGCAGCTTTCTGTGTAAAAGCAAAGTATCCAACTTTATCAGGATCTGTTTGTTTTAAATAATCATCTACCTTGTTTAACAACGTAGTTGTCTTTCCTGTGCCTGGTGGTCCTAATACTATTGTTTTCATTAGTATGGTGACTCCTCTTTTAATTTTTTAGGTTTATAGTCATCTGTCTTTTTGTCAAACTCTTTGACTACAAATACAGATAATCTTTCTTTTCCGATTCTTTTATTTTCACAATCACATTTTTCTTTCAGTAACTGTGCTGTTCTTGAATAACCAAGATCCCATCTTCTACGCATTAGAAACTGATGATAGAATCTATCAAATACAAAATGGTGGTAGCCTTCTGATGTCCACACACCACCTTTCTTTAAATCGTTTTTATCTGTTGATACTTGTCTGTTTAAACAAAACTCTTCTAAATGATTTTGTAATTGATCCTCTGTTCGTAATCCCTCTGCAGGTTCTGTGACTTCTGCATTGTTTAATAATATATTTGTAATGTTTACCCAATCTTTTTCTTTTAATGTTGGTGGTCTGTTTCTTAATTGTTTCATACATGCCTCCTGAAATAAACTTTGCTGTCTCAAGTATTTTACATTCTCTAAGTATAATCTTTCTCCGTCTACATTGAGATAGTAGTAAGGGTCCTCCAAGTCTATTACCTGGAGGTCGGTTAGCCCAGGAAATAATATCTCCTGGCCGATACCATATTTTCTAGTTCGACATAATGTTTTATCACACATACTACACATAGGTTCATCTTTACATTTGTAACCCCATTCTTTTTTGTCGTGTTGTGTAACAACTATTTGTACTTCTGAATCTGACAATGGTTTCTCCATCGCAGTTGCATTAAATAAAATTAGTTTTGACTTCCACTCTGCTGGCCATTTTTGTTTTGCATACACACCATAATGAAACAATGCATTGTTTCTACCACCTTCACCTATTTTATTCATTGCTAGTGTTTCAATACAAGGTGGTCCATCACTGTATTCTGATTTAGGTCTTTCTACTTTTATACTGTCAACGTCTTTTACTTTTGTATTTTCATACAACACAAAAAAATCATCTAGTGTAGCACTTGCTCCATCTTTTTTAAATGCATATCTTGTTGTTTCGTTGCCAGAAAAATATGGTAAGTTTAAAAAATTTCCTGTATCATCTTTCGATTTTAATTCTGTTTGTTTTGGAAAAACTTCTGATCCACCATATCCTAGTACAGCTTTTATCTCCATCAACTTATCTTGCATAGATTTTGCAGATACATAATTTTCTGTGAACAAAAATACATGTGCACCACCAGACTTAGATCTAAATACTATTAATGGTAAATTTAATTTATCTATTTTATCTATTAATTGTTTGTGATCAAACCCTGCATAAGAATCTATATCTATACATCCCCATTTGCAGTTGTTGTCATCGTTAATAGGTATGACACCTAAACTATCTGTACCACCTAAATGTTTTTGCCATAGATCATCTGTAACTGGTTCTCTTTTTATGAAAGATACACCCTTTACTTTTTTTCCGTTACCGTTTGATTCGCCTACTTTAGTGACACCGTGAGCACGGTCTAATCCTGAAAATATTTTTTTAAATTGTTCAACCATAAAAATATACAGTGGGCGCTTCCCCTCTCGCTTCGGCGCCCACTACCTAGGATTCTAGTATGGTTGTTTAGACTCGTTTTCTTCTGAGCCGTGTTTAGCTTGGACTTCTCCTTTGCCTACACTTGTTGCAAAGCCTTTGGCCATTTCGTAGTCTTCTTTAGAAGCCACGGGACCAACTTTGCTCACATCCCAACCAAACCATGTACCTTTGTCATTTGACATCTGTACAGTTTTTAGATTGTAAATGTGGCTGTATGTAGGCGGAGTAAATAATCCATTCTTACCCTGCATTTTAATACCCATCATCATTGAATTCCATTTTCTACTAATTTTTAATTGAGTAGATTTCATAGATATTAATGCTGTGCTTGGGCTTTTACCTAATACCAATACAAAATGATTTGCAGTGTTATCAAGATAATTACCGTTTGGTAATCTATCTTTGTAGTCCTTACCTCTTGTGGTTTGACTAATGATATCACTACTAGCTTCATGAATAGCCACTGGTGCACCAGTGCTGGTACCCCTGTCTTGCCATTCTATGTACTGTCTTTTGTAGTGACAAGGTATTACATTAATACTATCAAACAGTTCGTTTGTAACAGTATTAATTATCTTGCCAGGTTCAGCACCTTCTACATATTTACCATCTCTTTTGTTTACCTCTGGAGATAGTTGACCCAAAATTTTTAAGAAAGGTAACGCAAGATCTTCTTGCGAAATATTTTGAGCCCCTTGGTTTGCATCAGCTTCAAACAAATTAGTTGCTAATGCTCCTCCTTTTTTTGTTGCTACTTGGTTCATGTTACTTGTTCCTTTTTATTGTTGTTTTATTCTCAGTGTATACACCGAAAATTTCCGTTGGCATTTCTTTACCCGCCTCTAAACGCTCACGGACTAGCGCTTTCAGAGTCATAGGCTCAACCTTCATCTTTTGTGTCGGTTGAAACCCTTGACTCTTCGCAAGTTCAGCGTATGACGCTGCCTTGTTATCCTCGTTACGACCAAATGCTACTAAGACTTCATTCTTAATAATATCACCTAAGCCGTTGTCACGAAGCCAGTTAAAAGCCATTTCTTTATTAGCTTCACTAATGTGAGCTTTATAAGAAGTGGCAACTTTAAGATGTGATCCATCTTGAAGTTTTAATTCTGAGAGACCCATCTCTGACATCATAGTTGGTATAATGTCACCAGATATTCTATCTCTAGATTTTTTAAGTTCTTTTATTTCATTCTCCCTATCTTCAATAGATTGAATGAACTTTTCTAATTGTTCAACTTGGTCTGCGAGAGACTGAATATTATCAGTCTTCTTCATTGCATCCTGTTGATCTGCCTCAAAGTCAGGCATTTTTATTTGTTGTTTAATGCTCATCTAGTTCTCCTTTCTCGTATAGATTAATTTCAATAGGATAATATTTTCTCTCTTGTTTATCCCATTTAAGCAATTTAAATTTACCATTAGTAATATCAGACACAATAGAACATGCAACACCTATGATAGCGGGATCGCCTGTAAGTAGTAAATAATCTCTTGGCTTATAATTTTTTAAACCTTGTCTTAATTTAAAAACTAAAGGGCCTGGTGAAAATATCATTTGCGAAAACTCTGGTAACAAAAATTTAAATTGTCCATATTGAGATGCACCCATAATATTAATTTTAGGAGCACCTGCTTTGCTTCCTGATATTTCCTGAATAACATATACTGTAGACGTATAATTATTCTTCATCGTTTCATATTTATTACTTTCTGACATTGACAAATCATATAACATCCTTTATATTAATGTCAATAGAAAGATATTATGGATTATAAATTTAAGTTAAAGCCATACGAGCATCAGATGAGTGCTCTTGAAAAGTCTTGGAACAAAGAGACTTATGGATATTTTATGGAAATGGGTACAGGTAAAACAAAAGTATTAATAGATAATATGGCGATGCTCTATGATAAAGGTAAAATAAATGGTGCCTTAATTATAGCGCCTAAAGGTGTTGTAAAAACATGGCATGAACAAGAGTTACCAACACATCTACCTGATCATATAGAGAATGTTACAACATTATGGCAACCAAACATAACTAAAAAACAAGAAACTAAACTAAATAATTTATTTGATCTGGGCACCGACCTACACATTTTTATAATGAATGTAGAAGCTTTATCTACAAACAAAGGTGTTAATTTTGCAGAAAAATTTTTAAGATCACATAGAACTTTGATGGCTTTGGATGAATCTACTACAATAAAAAACCCATCAGCAAAAAGAACTAAGAACGTTTTAGCTCTCGCTCCTATGGCTAAATATAGGCGAATCTTAACAGGTTCGCCTGTAACTAAAAATCCTTTGGATTTATATACACAGTGCGAGTTCCTTGATCCATTCCTCTTGAATTTTAATTCTTGGTATGCGTTTAGAAATAGATACGCCATTATGAAAACAATACACGTAAGAGGTAGATCAATACAAACTGTGCATAAGTTTCAAAACTTAGGTGAGCTATCGGATAGATTAAAAGGCTTTTCTTATAGAGTGTTAAAAGAAGATTGCCTAGATTTGCCTGAAAAAATATATATGAAACGACACGTGGCTCTAACTAAAGAACAAGAAAATTTATACGAACAGATGAGAAAGACAGCTATTGCAAACTTAAATGGTAAAGTAACTTCTACAGTTACAGTGTTAACACAGTTGATGCGATTACAACAAATAACTTGTGGCCATTTCGTTGCTGATGATGGCACTGTGCAAACCATAAAAAATAATAGACTAGATGAACTTATGGATGTTTTAGAAGAGACAGAAAACAAAGCTATTATATGGGCATATTGGCAAAGAGATGTGCAAGATATAAGAGATGCCATTGAAAAAAAATATGGTCCAAGATCCGTGGTCGATTATTATGGGTTAACGCCACAAGATGAAAGACAAGATAACATACGTAGATTTCAAAATGATAATGAGTGTAGATTTTTGATAGGCACACCCTCTACTGGTGGTTATGGTATCACACTAACAGAAGCAAATACTGTTATCTATTATTCTAATGGTTATGATTTAGAGAAAAGATTGCAATCAGAAGACAGAGCACACCGTATTGGACAAAAGAAAAATGTAACCTATATAGATTTAATTGCAGAAGATACTGTTGATGAAAAGATAGTTAGATCTTTGCGTAAAAAAATTAATATTGCATCTGAAGTTATGGGTGAAGAGTTACGGGATTGGATTTAGTCTAAGTCTACAGCGTTACCTATTATAGGTTTGTATCTAGTTTTACCATCTTCTCTGTAGGCTCTTAATAATTGTTTACGTGGATTCTCAGCGACCCAGGAGCAGTGGACCCACCCTGAATTTGGTTCACCTGGAGTGTAGAACTCAAGAATCATTTGATCCCAATCTAAGTTTGCCTTGATCCAATCAAAGACCTCAGCGTTACTTGTGCCCAGACATTCGAAATCGACCGCCTCAGCTTTGGTGTGCTGTGAAGTTAAACTGCTGCCAATAGCTACACACAACTCAGGGCTACGATAACAGCTAGTCACCGTTACTCTGCCGAAGTGATCACGCACTGGCTGTAAAATATTTTCACAAAGTAATTTTAATTTTTCTATTTGATCTGCGTTAGGGTTATTATCTATCCCCTTACGTATTGCAGTGTCTGATTTGATTAGCTCTGCTAAACTGAAGTTACGTGAAAGTTTCATCAATTAAATAATATACCTAATGCAAAGAGCACAGCAGATCCCGCTGCTGCTAAGAGAACCCAATAGATCTTGTCTATCTTACCGCCCAACTTCTCGACATCTTCGTGTATGTGTTTTAAGTGATTATTCTTAATTTGCGAAATGTCTTTTCGTAACCCTGTTATGTATCCATACAGAGCTAAGATGTGTTCTCTTGTTGTTTTAGGGTCTATTGCCATGATTACCCAATCCTTATTCCTAAATCGTTTAAAGTTTTTAGTTTGTCTGCTGTAGATAAACTAGCAAAATTAGCTGGCAAACTCAAGCCAACATTTTGATTAGTAGCGCTTGTTATTTGCGGACTTATTGGCACAGTATTTACGGGTGGAGTCGTGATCCGTGATTCTTGTTGAAAGATACTTGGTTGTGGAACGTCTATATCTGTTAAACTTTTACTTTCATCTGATAGATTAATTTTATAATTTTTATTTATTATTTTATCTATTATTCTCTCTGCTTGATTATAAGGATTTGGTAGAGATCTACCCTCACTTCTATTTAACTCTTCATTAATTTCTGCAACTCTTTGTTTAAAAAATTTAGTAGGTTCTTGTGGAGTAAATATTCCATCCATTAAGTTTCTAATAATCTCTCTTTTTAAACCAGGTCTTGATCTAAGCTCCGTTTCTATTTGTGCATCAGACATACCTAATTCTCTAGCAGCATTAATATCTTTGTATGCTTCTTTTAAATTATAAAATCTTCTTGCTTCAGAATACTTGTAGGTTTCTACAATATCGTTAGCATTTATTCTACCACCTCTCAAAAGTGGTGATGTAAACAAAGCTCTATCTTGTCTTAATTTTTTATTAAGAATAGATGTTTTAAATTTTAAAGCTCTTTCGGGATCTACAGCTAAAGGTCTGTATCCTAACAAGCCAAATAATTCATCCTGTATCTTAAATGTTCTGCCATATTTATCTGATCTGCTAGCTAAAGTTCTACCTACCCTTAAAGCTTGATCTACTGTTCCAGGTTTAAAAGTTGCTCCTAAATGAGCAATAGATTTTCTTATTTTAATAAATGTATCGTCCTCTGGATTATATATTCTTGCACCATTTTTACCAACACCTTTACCAAAAACTGATTCTGTTAGGGCTTGTGTAAATATAGACTCTTCTGCAAAAGGTTTCATTAATTCTTTAGCTGCTGTTAACATACCCTTACCTGCTGCTTCTTTCATAGATTCCTCAGAGTTTGCACCCTGTGCTATGGCATTGTAAACGGATTGAACAGGTCTTGTTAAAGTATCATAAGCATTTGAGTAACTAAAATCTAAGTATTTTAGGTAGCCTTTTTTATCTCTACCCACAGGAATAAGTGTAGAATTTTTTGACCAATCAGGAACAAATCTTTTTAATGCCTCCATTTCATCTTCGGTAACATTGTTTAATGCTTTACCTGTTTCTCTAAACGCATTTGGTATTGCACCCACTGTTAAACCAAATGATATTAATCTTTTATGTCCAAGTTTAACAATTTCTGGAACACCACTATTAATTTCTTTTATGCCTTGTGTAATAATATTATTACCTGTTCTTAGTATTTCTAAAGGAAAGGCTATAAAGTTACCAAATGGTGATAGACGTAAAGCTCTTCCTGCTCTACCAATGTATGCGTAATTAGGAACTTGATTTCTAACTAAGTTAGCTGACACTTCATCAACAAAATCATCAAAGGACCCATTAAATTGTTTTGTAACAGAATCAAAATCTCTTTGAACAGATGTTTGTATGAAGTCACTTAAATTTTTTCCATTTTCTCCTAGAGCTTTTACTGCTTGTTCATTACCCTCTAGTATTTGTCTAAAGTTACCTGAATTAACTCCATACTGATTAAAGATTTGATCAAACCTATTTCTCTCTAAATTAAAAGATATTGCTTTCCAAAAATCATCTTCCGCAACATAAGCATCTTGAATTTTACCATAAATTTTTGTCACTCTATCCTTAACATTAAATAGACCTCTTGTTACTTTTGCATCTACTTGACCTGGTGTTAGTGTTGCAAAATCACGAAACACTCTTTTAAATTCACCCACTTGAACTTGAGATTGAAAAATACCTCTTCTAAGACCTCTAGCATATAGTTGTTCTAAATTTTCATCAAAAGCTTTTGATCCAACAACTCTTCCAAATGTTAAATCTTTTGCTGGTAAAACACCCTTACCTCTAAATAAAACATCTATATCACCATAGTTGGGATACGCTGCGCCGTTAGCCAAAGCAAAAGATGCTGCGCTTAAAAAATTTCTCATGTGTGTAACAGCAGATAAAACTGTTTTAGCTACCTGCGTAACGGCTTTAGGTCCAAGTATTGTATACTTGTAAAGTTGACCTCCAATATTATTGTTTAATAAATTATTTGCTGTATCAAACACAGCATCATAAATAGGTGCTCTTACAAATTTTCCTTCCAAAGCTGATAAACCATCAGGAGCTTCTTTTAAATTTTTAATTGGAACTTGTTTAAACTTATTTCTATCATTTAATAATTGTGTTGCCTCTTCAACATTTCTAGCTACACCTGACTGCACTAGATCATCAACACCTGTAAATATAAATTTATTAGGTCCCGCACTACCTAATTTATTTATCTCATCCATATATTTCAAAGTGTAGTTTAAATTAGATTGTTTACCTACTGTTGATATAAAAGTATATCTAGGATCGGTTATTTTACCTGCCAATAATTCTTGCCATGGTCTTAAAATTTTATCTCTTAAAATAGATGGGTTAATACTAATTGCATCTATTTCTTGTTTTGCTATTTCTTTTGTTGGTGGTTTACCAACTAGCTGTTCTTTTATTGGAACTTTTGTGCCATCTGGTAACTCTTCTGCTATCTCATCAAGAGATCTTTTTTTAAGAAAAATATCTACATCTTCGTTTGCTTCTTTTACTATTTTAGTAATTTCATCTTGAGATAATCTGGTATTAGTCACTTGATCAAAAGAAGCTTTACTTGCTTTTAATGCCTCTTGTTTTTTAAACAAAGCAATTCTTTGTTTATCTTTAATTAACATTCGAGTTGCTTGAGTAATAGTTTCTCCTGTTGGTTTGTATTTTTTTAATGGATTTAATTGATTAAACATCTGATACTCAGTTGTTAAATATCCACCTATTTGTTTTTGAATTGTTTTAGATAATTCTTCTGGTAAACCCCTAGATAAAATTCTAGCTGACATGCTATCAACAGAGGATCTAAAATTTAATATTGCATTTTTTAATGGTTCTGGATCAGCTCCTTCTTTACTTATTTTTTTCAATAACCGATCAAATTTTCCACCTTTTACTATTTGATAATCTTGAACTTTAAATAAATCTACATCGTCTGCTATTGGATTTTTTAATCTTCTTAACCCTGTTTTTGGGTCAACTTCAAATTGTAAATTTCTTTTTGCTTGATTTAAAATACTTTCTTGAGTGCCTTTTACAGGTTGCATTATTTCTTGAACTTCATTTAAAAATAATTTTTCTGTTTGTGCGCTAGGAACTTTTTTAGCTCCAGTAAAATAAGTATCTTCAATAGCAGGAAACACATCTTTTAGTGCTTTATCAAATCTATCTATTTCTTTTTTAGCTAAAAATTCTACAGCATCTTGTGCACTTAAAGCACCTTGTTTTAATTCTAATGTGGCTTTTGTCCCAGTATTTTGTGGGCTTAAACCATAACGTAAATATTTTTGATAGACTCTGGTTAATGTATTATCTGAATATTCTAGTAAACCTTTTTCTGGTGGAGTTCTAAGAGCTTGTATTCCTCTACCTATACCAACTAAACCTAAATTAAATAAAGCACCTTCTGTACCAAATTTAACTCTATTCATTAATCTTCTATATGCTTCTGACCTACCCTCTCTAGTTTCTCTATCCATCATGGTTAAAGCAGCACCTTCAAGAGAAGTTCCTCGTAACATATCCCCTAACGTTCCTATGTCTTCATCTGATACAATGGCTTCTCCAATACCACTACCAACAACAGCTCCAGCTGTTTTGGCAACTTTTTCTTTACCTACAAATTTTGCACCCCCTGCTAAAGCTTTTCTACCAAAGTCTAGTGCACCAAAATATTTACCTGTTTGTTTTGCCTGTAAAGATCTTTTAGCTAAATTACCTGCTGCTGCAGCTATTCTTGGTGCCATTGCTGCACCTTTTACCGCTCCCAATACTCCAAGAGGAGCTATTTGTGTTAATGCTGTTGTAATTTTACCAATAGTTCTTGCTTCAGCTTCATCGTCAAACGGATTAATATCATCAAAAAATTTTTCAACAGACGCTGCTGTTT